ATGCACCGTGCCGATACCCCAGAGGTGTGAGGTTCAGTACAGATACAGAACACCTACCACCTATATACATATATAGGATGATGATGTACACCTACTGTACACCTACAGTACGTGTACTGTATGGATACACATTAGGGAAAGTACCTATAAAAAAAAAGAGATTACCTGTTGACAGAACATAATCAGTAGGATATTATTCTCTCACTGTCTGATTTTAGACAGATATCTTATCTAGGGGAACGATATGAACAAGAGCGAACTGCGTCAGATTGTGATGGTCATCCAATATCACAAACTTGGGATGCGAGACACTGCAGCACGGTCACTGTCAGCACTGATCCGCAGTGCTAGGACTAACAAGAGCATTAAGGCTCTGCGTGAGTATGCTGATCTGCTGAAGCTTAACGATCATCCTGATTTCATCTGCTGATCTGCTGACAACGCGAAACCCTCGAGAGAGGGTCTACCGGTAGTGCCGGTACTGATGAGCGTAATCAAATTATATCTAGAGGGTTCAACATGGCTAAGCCTAAACTGTCTGTCATCACATCATCGATCCGTATCAGCGTCACATCTAAGCTTGACGGAATCCGATCGTGGAGTCTGCAGGCTCTCGACACTTGTCCGGGTTCTATCGGTTCGGATGGGCAGCTCGTTGCAGCGTGCTCAGGATGCTATGCCACGACGGGAAACTATCGGTTCTCTAACGTCAAGGCACCACGCGAGCATAATCGCGAAGATTGGAAGCGTGCTGACTGGGTTAGCGATATGATCGCTGCACTAGATTCCGATCGCTACTTTCGCTGGTTTGACAGTGGTGATGCCTACGATCTTCGACTAGCGAAGAAGATTCTAGCTGTGATGCAGGCAACGCCGTGGGTTAGCCACTGGTTTCCTACCAGGATGGCTAAGTTTGCGAAGTTTAAGTCTGTCCTGGAATCGATGCAGGCACTGCCTAACGTCATGGTTCGGTTTTCGAGCGACAGCGTGCTAGGCGAGTACGACGATCGTCACGGTAGCGTGATCGTGCCAGACTCTGACAGCGTGCCAGCTGGTGCCACACTCTGCAGAGCATACGAGAATGCTGGCAAGTGTTCAGGCTGTCGTGCGTGCTACGACAAGGATGTTGCTGTGATCGCATATCCTGCACATGGTAAGACCATGAGTAAGGTAATCCGTATCGCACTGGCAGCGTAAATAATACTTGACGGGGTAGTTAATCTACCCTAACATTCTCTCACTATCTTATTTTATCGGAGTCTCTATCATGTACATGACAGCAAAATACCCTAGCAAGTGCAGCAAAACCGGACGGGACATCCTCCCTGGTGATCGGATTATCTACTACCGTTCGACACGTAAGGCTGTGCTGGTAGGTGGTACACGATCGGCAACATTCAACGCTAACGGAGTGTCTACCACCGTATACCGTAACGCTCGTGGATTGTGCGAGGACGCACCGTGCTGCGGATGCTGTACCGGATAACCCTATCGTATCGGAGACCCCATGACCTACTTAACATCTCGCGAACGTGCCGAATCCATTGTCGAAGATAACGTCAAGTTTGATGATGGATGGACCTATACGATCAAGCAGCTAGGACGCTACTGGGTTATAGCTGTCGAAGATGAAGACGGCCACCCATTGGGGTATCTGTGAACCCGTCCGCAGAGGAAATCCTAGATATGTTGCTGGATGGCGATCCAGTTGTCTGGCACATCAGTCGGGAGGGTAACGATATCCGCGTGATCGCTACCATGCCCGACGGATCTGAGCGTCCCATAGCAGTCCCCATAGCAGCCCCACAGAGCGATCAAGACCCGTCCGTGTAGGGTAACCCCAACCGGACATCATTCGGCCCGTGTAGGGCCATTCACAGCCCCTTTTGGGGCATCACATCGGAGAGTGTATGTTGTACGACGAACTTAGAGCAAAAGCAGCCGAGATTCTGGCCCAGGCAGAGCAGGTCAAGTCGGAAGAGAGACAGAAAACAATTGACACTGTGCGTGTCATGATCCAAACCTATGACATCACTGCCCGTGACCTGGGACTAGACAAGTCGGTGAAGGCCAAGACCGGACCTAAGCCAGGAAACAAGGTAGTCCCCAAGTATCGAGACCCAGCTAGTGGTGCTACTTGGTCCGGAAGGGGTAAGACCCCCAAGTGGATCAACGGTGCCGACAGGTCCCAGTACGCTATCTAATCTCACTGGGGGATTGTGAGTCCCCCATCTTATCTGGAGTAATCATGCTACAAACCCTGATCGTTATTATGTTCTCACTAGGTATAGCATCGGCTATGATCGGAGACCCATTTATCTGCGCAGTAGGATTGTCATCTGCTATGTGCCTGATCATTATATTGATGAGGAGAGAAGCATGAAAGGAGAATGGATATTAAAGGAAGTCCATTTCGAGGACGGATGGCCCTCTGTCATGAGAGACCCCATAAAGGAATGGGTAAGTCTGACGATGGAAGACATGGCTGAGTTACGTCGAAGCGGACTTCATGCAATCAGCGATAAACACTTCCAAGCCATCGAATCCAAGTTGCGGGAGAAAAATCATGAATGACTATCAAATGATGCAGATCTGGAGAGGGGTTAAATACCCCCAGAAGGAAATAGAGCAGAGAGTATTAGAGTTTGGTAAGCAGGTGATGCATGAGTCATCCGATCATTACTATAATCTCGGCAGACGAGAAGCATTCCACGCCATGAAGCCGGTACTGCTGAAGGCTCTCAGTGCCCTGGACTCTGCTCACTACATTCTGATGATCCAGCCCGTGACACCACGGGAAGAGGCTGTTGCAGTCGATGATGCTATCAAGAACATTAACGCCATCCTGGAGGTCCTATGACGCCCGACTGCTTCTCATCCCGCTTGGAATACCTCGACTGGGTACACACTGCCAGGATGCATAAGCCAGCAGAAGGGCACGAGTACTGTGAAGACTGCCTTCCAGACTACCAGGCCAAGATGATCAGGGCTAGACGCTGCCAGTACCCAGGCACCACATTCATAGACCACGGTGAGGGCCGGGACTTCTCAGTCATCGGACGCAGACCACAAAAGATAGTCTGGAAGTTTAAGGAAGATGCAGGATTGATGTAAGATGCAGGTTGTTCGGTTGTCTCCTCTCGGTTTGTGAGACCGTTCAGCCCAGTCCTTGCACTGGGTTTTTTTTTATGTTAGGGTTAACCCTGTTGTGGTCGTACGCAACCAAAAGACTCCTTACTCATGCGCCGCCTCTATACGAGGGTACGACCGGCGCAGCAGTAAGGGGTTTTTTTTTGCAGACCAGGACCGCACTCCTCGCGTTAGCAGAGCACCTAGATGGGTGGCAGGGAAGAGAACATAGGCTAGGGAGTACCACCCCCTGCAAGCCTCGCAGCGTTCCAGAGCGATTGCACAAGTGTCGAACCTCCTGGGTGGTCTCAGGCTCGGCATGATTGAATCTGGCGTCAAGCGAACACTGGCAGGAACCATCTGTATAGATGAGTGACCCTGCGGGTGGGGTTGGTAGGGCATACCACCTTGGATGTTCTTTTGTCTGGAATATCTGACAGGAGAACAGACTGTTGACAATCTGTTTTATCTGTGATCTAGTGTTGACTCTCGTATCTTATCTATAGGTGATCTTATGAAACTGTGCATTCACTGCAAACATCTCCTGCCCCGCGATGGGGACCCGGACTTCACGCTCGCCAAGTGCGCTGCATTCTTCAACATCCATCCCGTCTCTGGCAGGAAGATGTACTCCTATGCCTTCAACCAACGGATGTTCTTAGTCAACACCGGTGAGGGAAAGTGTGGGGAATCCGCTGTTTTCTGGGAACCAAAAGAGGAGATCAATGATGAGTGACTTCACCCCTGAAATCCGTAACTCTGCCTGGTGGTCCGGAGATAGCCGTATGGCCGCCAACGGTCGTGCAGCAGAAGCTATCCTCGTCAAGCAGGGCAAGATCATTCCTGAAGACATCTCTGACAAAGAGAACGTCAAGATGGGTCATGTGATGCAACCAGTCATTGGTCGACTGGTTCAGGAGCGTCTGCAAGTCGAGCTGAAGGATGCTGACTACTCCATGACTCACCCTAAAGAACCTTGGCTACGTTCTCACTTTGACTTCATCTCTGCTGATGGTTCTTTCCTGGTCGAGGCTAAGAACTACAACGGCAGTCAACGCAAGAAGTTTGATGAGTCTGGGATCATGCCGGATGCCGATCGTATCCAGTGTATCCACGAGGCTACCGTTCACGGGATCAGCAAGGTTTATCTCGCAGTGCTACTGGGAGGCCAGGAGCTGCAAGTAATCCCGGTAGATGTCACTCCTGACATGATGCTAGACCACGTTAAGTGGTGTGCTAAATGGTGGGGCTATGTGGCCAGCAAGACTGAACCCGAACCTGAGACTATCGAGCAGGCCAGACTCCTATTCCCTAAGTCTGAGTCATCTGTAGCCACTGCTAGTGCTGAACTGGAATCTATTCTGGATAGGCTCTCTAGCCTCACAGAACAGCGTAAGAGCCTAGAGGACTTAGAAGAAGCCTATAAGCTGGAAGTGATGCGTTTCATGCGCGACAGGGACGTTCTAACGGCTGTTGATGGTAGAGTGTTAGCCACCTGGAAGTCAGCCAAGGGATCTAGGAAGTTTGACCCCAAAGCATTCCAAGCAGCCCACCCTCAAATGTACGATCAGTTTGTCCGGGA